TTCTTAGTACCAAACACAAGGCACGAGTCAGCTGTTTTGTTTATAGAGGAGATATGTGCTGTTAACACTATAAGGGGCAAGAAATTGTATGGCAACCAGTTCATGCATGCTTCAGCCCACAAATGTGCAGAATGGAACAAAGAAATGGAAGATGAAACATTGGTACATGGCACCTGGATAACTGAAGGTTACAACAATGAAAAACCCTTTCCCTATGATTCAACTTTTGCCTTTTCAAGTGACTTTATACACTTTGCAGAAACACACACTTCCAGAAAATTAGGGCTTTCCAGAGATAAGATAATGAATGATATCTCTAAGAGTGTTCTGTCTGGTTATGTTCATGAAAATACATCATTAAGAGGGTGCACTAAAGAACCATCAGATATGGTTAGTGAAACTGACTACCACACCACATCAATAGAAGCAGCTCTTAACTATTATGCAAGCGTTGAATTTGATGAAGTTAAGTCTAAAGTTATACCCTGTGCACTTTATTTTCTTAAAAAAGCTAGATCAGATCCAGCTTCCATAAAGTTCTTGTTCTACTTAAGTTTAAAAGATCAAAGAGGACCACCTAGACCTATAGCAACACCAACACTAGCAGCTAAGATAGCTTTAATGTTGTTGGAAAAACCATCTCAATGTAAAGGCAAATATGTTAGGAACAATATAATAGTTCCTGGTGTTAATAAATTGCAGAAGCAGACTCAAATTTACAAGGACACCTTAGCTGAAGGTGCTGCACGTAAATACAAGTTTTATTCACAGAACAGTGAAGATCAGACAAAGTATTCTGAAGGTGACAACCTTAATAAATATGATTGTTATATAAGATCAAATATGACCATAACTAATACACTTAAGAAACTTCAGTTAGAAGTTTTGAGGATGCTAAAAGACAGAGTTCATATATATCCAWCCTTACCTTTGAGTGTMATGGATGATCCTGAYCTGAGAAGRTACACATTAGGRGATAGCAAATCTATGTCAGTGTTTGCTGGTTGGCCACAAGGYATGTTAAACTATATTTCAACAGACATACACTGTGCTGTYAGCACTTATATAACAGATATATATAATGAYATATACCCAGAACATTCTGTAATAGCAGAAGACCTAGCTCAYTCAGATGATTCATATATAGTAGTTTGYACCAAAACWAAAGATGATTTTAAAAGRTTTATAGCATTTAGAACAATGATGAAGAGAAGAGCTTGCTTAAAGTTAAATATTAAAAAAGTTTATGGAAGTGCTATAACTGGTGAAATTGTGTCAAATTGGAACATYAATGGGACAGTCCATCAGTCTATTGTTAAAACTGTTGCCAATGCCACTGGRAACCTTTCATTTCAAAATTGGGTTATAGATGTYCAGTCACAARTATCACAGTTACAACAACTRGCTAGGATTGGTGCACCATTAGGCACTTTAATCTTACTTCAYACCATATTATATCAACAGATGATAAAAGTTTACAATGTTAGAGGTGAACACTTAAAGATTATTTCAATGTTACCAGTTGATATAGGTGGTTATCCAACAATTTCAGCTTTTGAATTAGGTCTATGTGGTCTATCAGCTCATTACAAGAACATACTTGAAAAATGTCAACAGGAAGGCAATGAAAAAGCCCTTAAAATGGTTTTGACATGCTTGGCATGGTCTATGAGGTCAATTAACACAGGTGACAATGACAAATACATATCAGACACAGTTTTGGCTGCTAAGGTTGAGGAAATTATGAGAGGTAAGCCTGGTATAGCTTTCTCAAGTGAAGATTATATGAACATGCAGATGCCTAATAAAGGTACTTTATTCTTAGGAATAAAACACCTTATGCCTCAGACTAGAAAAATAACTAGGACAATGGCTGCTATAAATAGTCTTAATTATGTTTCAGATGGAATGGAGTCATTAATAACTAGGCCAACCTCACTTAGACAAGCTCTTGGACATCTAAAAGCTAAGTCTCAATCATTGGTTTATGAGTTGGCAGCTGAGAGATATTCACAGAGTGCTAGACGTTTAGCTATYAGTCAGTCATTGCAAGCTTCTGGAAAAGTTGTTAGATTRGGTGACTATCAACCRATGACTTTYAATGATTTTCATGATTTATTACTGACAATATAYAGTTTYAAGAAATGTGAYATGGAAATGCTTAGGAACTAYTTAGATGATGAGAGTGAGTTRGTAACTTTGKCYAACTTAGTTGTTAATAAYAGYGTYATTGAAGAGATAAATAAATCAGATAGAAAGATAATAAACACCATGCCTGAAGTTTACAATAAGTATGAAACTATAGGACATCTACAGGATGTTCTTCTTTTCATAGTTGATGAAGACAACAGAACCCACAATATTACAACCAAYTTTTATAAAACATTTGCCAAGAAAGAAATGGACAGGGGATCAGCCTTAGATGATGCTAAAAAGATAAAGAAAAGATTCAAAAATGAATTTAGGTTTTATGAAGTGAAATCAGCTTGCAAGTTGGTACTACAGGGTTACTTRCAAGTGCCTTTTAAGAAGTTGTGGATACAAGCATCATGCAGGGAAGATAATATTGAAAATTTTGTTTGTGATTTATATGGTAACATGTTGTCTGATAAGAAAGCTTACAGTGTAAAGATAAGGTACAAAAGCCAGCCCAAAAACAAGAAAGACAAAGACATAGTTAACAGTCTTTATAGTGTTGCATTGCTAAATAGGATGTATGACGGCAGATTTCAAGTTGATAGGATTAACAACATACCATTATTTGATGCAATAAGGGATGTTGACTTCAGTGGGCTTGACACTAATGAGGAAGCTAAATTTGCTGTTCTTTCTTACATCTATAATGATGACACACGTTATCT